TAGTTCTTCTGGTGTAGATGTAATCTGTGTTGTACTTACAGCAGCTAGTACTGGAAGTGTACCTGATTGGTTAGGTAGGTTGATTGTACGATCAGCAGAAGGATCTATTATAGTAAGTGTAGTCTCATTCTCATCAGCAGTAGAACCTTCAAACACGATTGCATTTTGAGCATTCATTGTAACAGTATCTACAACTGTCTGTGTACCACTAACTGTAAGATTACCTGTAACAGTTAAGTTATCGCCTATGGTTACTTCAGATGTACCATGTCCTATTGTTACAGCAGCACCAGATATGCCAGTACCGATAGATACGGACTCACTGCTATTAGCTGTATCAACAATAAGATACGCATCTGATCCCTGTTTAATTGTAAATGCAGTAGCTGAGTTATCTGATACAGCTACATTAATATCTGTACCATCAGCAGAGATAGAGTCAACAGCAATATCACCTACGTTAGTTATATTACCATCACCTACGCTAATTGCAGTAGCACTAAGAGTTCCAGCTAATGCAGTGTTAGCCCCAGTAAATGTAGCAGCAGTAGTAGAACCAGATTTAATTATTAAGTTACCAGAGTTATTTGTCAATGCACCATACTGTGTGCCATCATCTTTTAGTAATACATCAGCACCATCTGCATCTAGTATAATATCACCAGCAGCATCTATTGTCATATCACCAGAAGATAATGCTATAGTTGTACCATCAATGTTAAAGTTATCTACATCAATACCAGCATCAGCAGTAATCTTGCCAGTAGAAGTAAGTGTTCCACCTACAGCCGTATTACCACTAATATCTGCTGTACCATTTATATCTATTGCAGTAGCTGTAAGGTCAATCTCATCTGTAGCTCCAAGAGAAAGAACAGTAGCACTAGAGCCATGAATGAATTGTGAAGCATCATTAAACTGTATCTTATTAGTAGAATTAAGAAGTACTCCAGTATCAGCAACATGGGTAAGAGTAACATCTTGGTCATCTCCCAAATTAATTACAGCACCGTCTGCAAGAAATAAATCACTAAACTCTAACGATGATGTACCTAGTGCAGCACCATCAGATGCATCAGGTAGGAATGCAGTAGAAGCAGTTATGTTTGTTCCAGTAAGCGCACCAGTAACGCCTAATGTACCAGCTACAGTAGCATTTACATCTACGTCAAGAGTGTCTATATGTGCAGTACCATCTATAAACATATCTTTAAATTCTAAGGATGCTGTACCTAAGTCTATATCATTAGTTGTTATAGGAACAACAGCACCATCTTGTATGCGTAATTGTTGTACAGAAGAAGAACTTACTTGTGTATAAAATTCTAAATGATCATTAGACGTATCTATAAGTATCTTGTTATTCTGATCAGCATCACCAATTCTATCTATTGGTGGACCTTCTGCTGATGTACCATCATGTGAGTGACCTGATGTTTCATTAAAGGCTGCTAAAACTTGGTTAAGTTCTGCATTAAGTGGTGCTGCTGATATAACCTCACCACTAACTATTTGCGCTGCTGATTGTCTAGTATATCCTGCCATTATCTGTATCCTGCATCCTGGTATGTTATGGAGAACCCACTAACACTATAAGGTGCTTGGGTTCCTGTTGATGTTATGACCAAAGATATAGCTCTCCCTGATCCTTGGACATTAGTCTCTAACACTGGACTAGTCGAACCATCAAACTTAAATGTAGCATCGTATGTGCTATTTGTAGTCGTATATCTTGCTAATGAACCTGCTGTTGTTAAAGAATACGTATTTGGGTTTGGCGTATTAGGATCATCCCAATCATAAGCAATACCTAAGTTAATTGTAGATTCTCCTTCTGGCCTAGTAAATAAGGTGATATGCTGATATATTTTGCGTTTTTCGGTAGAGTCGAAATATAAAAAGGGAGATGCATAAACTGCCGTAACATCAGCAGTATCAAAAGTACTACCAGATTCTTGCTGATATATCTCACCATTTAGATCCCCATGTAATACAACTTCAACATCATTAATTAAACCACTGGTAGCTACGAAAGCTCTTATACCTAGTAACTCACCAAACTCCCAGCCCACTCTTCTATCTGCAAACCTAAGTCCACCTATTATACCTGCTGTATCTGAGGCAGCTGTAGTTATCTTAGGAAAGAAGTAACGGAACTGAGATTTATTTCTAATAACCACAGAAGACATATTAGTTAAGTCATGTGTACTAGGCAGTGATTGCAGCAACTGTTGTACAGGTTTAGAAATAGTTTCAAGTTCTACGTCACCAATTCTGGCAGTACCTTGAATAGGACGAATACCATCAGAGGCTAAAAATAATACATCACCACCTATTTCTATTATACTATCTGTGGCAATGCAACCAATATTATTTGTTACTTCAGCTAAAGCAAAGTCAGATGTACTAGACCCTGTTAGTCTTTTTATTTTATTTTTACCAAATACAAATAGACTATCTCTAAACTTTGATATACCTGTTATATTAAAACCTACGTTAATTGAGCCTGAACCATTAGCTGTTCTAAACCTGTTATCTACATTTGGCTCACTAAAAAGTAATTTGTTACCACCTAATCCTGTACTAGGAAATCCTGCATAGAACTGATGATTTTTAAAGTCTGTTGTCATTGAGGCTCCTGCTGGAGAAGCGTCATCTGATGTTGTATGTTCAGTGAAAGTAGAACCGTCAAACTTAGCAGGTGTATTAGTTCCATCACATATTATAACAGACTCAGAACCTGTAAATGAATTTATGCTTTCTCTTAATTTTAAAACACTAATATTAGATCTATTAGAAGCTATTGCAGTCCATCCAGAAGTAGCATACTTATATATAGAATATGATTGACTATATGTAGCTGTTACTGATGTACCACCAACGCCACTTGCAGTAGATGTAGCAAGAGAAGTAAATGATACTGTGTAAGTGTTTGCATCAGGTACAGATACTACTGCCATTTCTACAGCATTTGGAGTTATACCTCCTATAGCTGCACTACCTGCAAATGTTACTTTGTGTCCTACAGATAAACCATGACTAGTGTGTGTTACTGTTATTGTTGCGCTACCATTAGATACTGCAAAAGGATTGTCTGGTAAATCTTGTGTAATTGCATTTACTTTAAATGTTACTGAACTTCCACCACCAGTAGCACCAGAAGATGCAGCAGAAGTAAAAGCTACAGTATAACTATTAGCATCTGGTACAGATAGTATTGCCATGTCTACTCCATTTGGAGTAATTCCACCAACAGCAGCAGATCCTGAATATTGTATTCTATCTCCAACTGCTAAACCATGACTACTATGTGTAACAGTTATAGTAGCACTTCCACTGGTAACTACAAAAGGATTAGAACCTAGTGAACCATTATTATCTTTTAAGTTTCTTCTAGCTGCGTAAGGTATACCATTTAGTATCCAAAGACCTATTACTGGTCCTACACCTGATATAGTACCATGACTAGAGTCATAATCAGCATAACCATTAATACGTCTGTACCCACCAAACTGCGATACTTCCATATTTAACATACGCAAAGCTGAACCAGGATTAGTACTAGCTAATGCTAACGCATCCTCATTGGTAAATAAACCGCCTTTGGCTAGGACAGTTACATCCTTTAAAGCGTCTACCATTAACCATTACCATGTGGTACATTTATTAATCGGCTTACGCGAGTATCTCTAACATCAGTAAACCTGTTAATTAATAGAGTTCTCATACGATCAACGCCATCATCAAATCTTGCTTTGATTAATTGTGCCTGTTGAGCATTGTCTCTAAACATAAAACAATGATACAATGCACCATCTATAACTACGTGTTTGTATGCATCAGGTACAGACATGGTATCTGTAGCATTTACAAGATCTGTAGCATAGGCAAAGTAACTATAACTTACACTATAAGTAGCATCAGGTCTAGGAGTAAAACCAACTTTATTATCTAATGTGCGATACACGTACATAGGTTGATCAAAATCACCTGTACTAGCTTCTGAATCTCTTTCAAAGAACCTCTTTATAAAAGTGTCATAGTCTATTAGTTTAAGATTACGTGCAGAAAAGTTATTAGTTGAATCATAGTTGATTCTAAAAGAATCCCAGTCAGCTATTTTAAAGTCTGACTCTAATGCATATTCTTGTGTACCTACTACCAGTGTCAAAGAACCAGCAGTAAAGTTAAAAGGGAACTCAAATTCTCTCTGAGATATTTCTTGTATTGAAGAATTTATTGCATCTTTAACTTGTGCGCGAAAGCCTGTAGCAGTTGGAAAATCAATTGCAGTTAATTCAACTTCATTCAAACGTCTTAATGTATCATTAACTAATGTTAAGAATGTTGTAGCCATATCTCACCCAAATTAAAGAAGGGGATAGCCCCATTACAGAACTATCCCACAATACTTTATTATGCTAATGTATCTCTTGCAGCAGCAGTTGGGAACTTCCCATTTGCGTTACAATTAATGCAAGTAGCATATACTCGTAGTACACCAACAGCAGCGGCTGCTCCTGCTAACAAAACATCAATAGTATCAGTAGAGGATACAAACTGAGTATAAGTTGAAGCAGCAGAGCCAACAACCGTATTGGTTTGACCGTTAGTTCCTTTGGCACAATAACCAGTAGAAGTAACGTCTGCTCCATCAATAATATCATCACCAGCAGCAAAGTCAACGTCAGCAGTTACACTTGAAGTAAAAGCTGTCATAACTTCAGCACCAGCATTAAGTATCAATGTACCAGCAGGTATTTCTAATAACTGAAAGATATCTCCATCAGCTACAGTATTACCAGCAGCAATAAATGCAGCTACATCGAGGTAAGCCTCGACATTGTACATTGCATTGTTACCATAATGACCTGGCATTACAGCAGAAGTATCTGCACCAACACCAGCGGTAGATGAAGCGGTAAGGTCAAAAGTAGCCATTGTCTATTCTCCCCTTAACCAGCAATATTATAGTGTGCGCGAACTAGTGCTTCAGGACGAAGAACCTTGCGACCATATAAATGTAACCCACGAACGATGTCAGCAAAGCTGTCATTGTCACGATAAGTTTCGACCTTCTCTACTTGAGAAGCCGTAGCAACAGCAGAATCATGTCCAGCAACAATTGCACCAAAGTGTGCGCTTGAACCATTAGTATCAATGGTAGCTGGGCCTGTTCCTATTGAAGGTAGGTTGTTTGACATATAAACTCTGAAACCACGGATCATGCCAGAGATGATACGACCATTACGAAGAATGTCTGGATCACTTGAAGCAAAATCACTGTTTAATAGTTTGGAGTTTTCGTCATTAAGCTGTTCAGCGAATACTGGATCGACAACAACCCAACGTCCATCACGGTCAACATTTTGTTGATCGAGCAAACGAGCCATACGGTTGAGAACTTCCAAAGGAGTTGCTTCACCAGTAGATCCGTCAGGATGCGTTGCAATTGAGTCGGTAGAAGCACCACCAGAAACAAAGCTGTTACGAGCAATTAACATAGAAGCTAGTAAACCATTAGCAGCTGCTCCTGCAATAGGATCAGTACCTGATTTATCAGCAGCTACTCTAGCGGTTCCAGCATTAGCACTGAGCGTAGCTTGTTTGAAACCTGTCAAGTAACCTAGAACTTCTTGGTCAAATTGATCTTTTAGACGATAGCCAGCACGATCACTAGCCATTGACTCAAAGTTTACATGAGAATGAGCTTC